TACGCTTTCCGGCTTTTCTGGTACGGTTTCTGGCTTTTCAGTAACATTTTCCGGTTGCACCGGTGCAACTCCGAAGGTTTTTTCATAAGCATCCGGCATATCTGCTATCGGAGCAAATACCTCTCTGACCTTTGCTGCATAATCATCCATGCTTAAGGTGTGCTTTTCATTGTTTTTGACTGCCAGGATGTCCACCGGCTGTCCTTCTCCCTTGAAGGATGTGAATACCTTTCCGATTCCCTGTGGCCGGGAAGCCAATACTGCAATTCCGGATGGTGCCAGGATGCTCTCAAGTTCTTCTGAATCTCCATCCTTTGTCCACTTCACCAGCGCTTTGAACTTCTCCGGATTATCCTTTGCATACTTGTATATGGCTTTCTGGCACAGTTCCATATCCGCCTGCTGCACATCCGTGCCCTCAAGGGCTACTTCTATTGGTGATATGGCTTCCTCCGCCTTGACCTCTGCCTTTACTTCAGCAATTTCTTTTCTGGTCATTTCCGGTGAAATGAGATCTACTACCTCAATCGGAAGGGTGAGCATATCCTGGAGCTTCGCCACTCCGTACCCTTCGTACTTGTCCTGAAGGCGGTCAGAATAACCGCCCTCGCTATATCTGTCGTTAATGGCTATGTATCTTGATACAATATCCTTTGAAAGACCGTATTCCGCCTTTGCAAACTCAGCTACTGTACTGTATCCGGATGCTGCAAGGATATCTGTATCTCTTGCCTTTTTCAGCAGGTAGCCGGTTCTTACGAAGCCTGCTGCCTGATTTGCCAGCTCCGTGTCCAGAGCCTGCTTGAACTGTTCATAGTTTTCTATATTCCTTAATTCTTCCATTATTTCCTCCTATCCTGCTGCCTGCAATGTCTGTCTAGCAGCTTTCTTTACTCTCTTCTCTGCTTCCTGCCTCCACATTTTCAATACCTTGTCTACTTCTTCTGCGTTCGGTCTTCTGTCATATGCTCCATAGCTCTGTAATATCTTCACCTTATTGTCTTTTTCAATCTTGACTTCCAGTGTGTAATACGGTGTTGTAATCTCTTCATTTTTTCTCAAAAACAGGATGTAGCTGTAGCCTCTATTGATGCTCTCAAAATACTGGTCTGATGATGCCACACAATGGTGCAGTGTTCTTCCTTCCCGCATAATATCTTTTACATTTTCCGGAACAATCACGCTGTACTCTTTATCTTTCCATTCAAAAAAGTCTTGCTTGCTGTCGTAGTTTTCTTTTATGTGCGGGTACTTCTCTTTCAATGTCTGCTCTCTCTTTTCGTCTGCCTCTCGATTCTTCTCATCTGTATATTTAGCATGAAATTCTTTCATTCTTGAGCAAAGGCATATGATAGGATCTGCCAAGTCAGCTCCTCTTTCTTCTGCCATCAGAAGATAATCCTTGTAATGCTGCAATGTCTGTCTTGTTGTCCAGTCATTTATTTTTTTCTGCCTGCGTATGTAATTCAATGCTTTATTTGCGGACAACTTTGTTTTTCCAAGCATTAAATCCTCACTCCATATCTTCTCAGATTCTGCATATTCAAGGTTTTCTTGTGATATCTTCTTTCCTGACATAATCTCTTCCTGCAACATATCAAGGGCATGTCTGCCACCATTCATATCTCTAAGCCTGTTTACTCGCTGTCCGTCTAATTGTAACAAGTCCTGAATATTATCTGCCCTTGTATCCAGAAGGTCATGGTCTCCTATGCTTATTATCTCTTTTGTCAGCTTTCCAAATCGACCTCTTATGAGATATTCCAGTAATACACAGACATCTTCACTTGCAAATCTGATTACTTCATTGTAGTCCAGGGAGATTTTTGTCTCAGATCCGGCTTTCAATACTCTTTTCATATCTACCGGCATTTCTATTTCATCCAGCCACTTTCCGTATATATAAAACTCTTTATCTATCTGGCATCCCGCATTTGTTTTTTTGTCCCACCAGTCTTGCGAAAATTCATCTGCTCCGTACTGCATATACTGTCCATAATAAATACGTTCTGTGGTTCCATCCGGTCTCATGAACATTCTGACTTTTTCTAGTTCTTCAATCGTAGACTTTGCTTTTTTCTCTTCTAATATGTCCACCTTTTTAAATTTAAAATGTCTCAGCATCCATCTGTCTTCATCATATTTAAACGGAACCATTACTTTAATTTTCTTGCACATCCGTTCTGTTCTCGTTTTTACAATTGCCGGATTTCCACATTTTTTACAGTTCATCTGCGAATTGTGTTTTGGTTTATCTTTTGTGTAAAAGCTCTCTCCACATGATGTGCAAGAGCATCTGTATCTTTTTTCCGTCGGTTTCACAAAAATATATGTCTCTGGCATGAGGCTGTGAATCCATTCCGTAAATTCTTCTGATTCAACCGGTGCTACCTCATCCATTAATCTTTCAATTCTTGCTTCCTTCCTCTTCATAGCCAATCCCTGCTGCCGGTATGTATAATTGTATTCTTTTTCTGTAAGGCTATTCATTATGCTTCTGTACCGTTCCTTTTCTCCAACAAATTTTTCTACTACCTCTTTGGAACGTGGCGATAAAGCTATCGCACTGTCATTAAAATAGCCATAGTAACATCTTTCTGGCTGGAGTACAGATGCAAGTTTTAATTTTGACCAGCTCCCTTCGTATATGTATCTTCCATTCCAGCTCATTGTCTTTGTATGGAAAGTTCCATATTCTCCGGTTTCTTTTTCTACAAAATGACGTACCAGCATCTCTCTTTTTTCTTCATAATCCGGTGTATCCCAAATGTCGACTTCCAGTATTTCTTTTCCATCTACATTCTGTATTACCGCCTCTGCTGCATATACATCCCTGCTTGGTTTGAATGCCAGAATAGCAGGTATTGTCTTTTCTAGTTTTTTCCGCTGCATCCTGTCACCCTCCTAGCTCATGTAATAGTCATTGATGATTTTCTTTGCCTGGCCCATTCCTGGGATGCCAAGTTTCACATTTGCCCCTTTTATGCCTGCTGCCTTTGATATATCATCCGGTATGCTATAGGCATTCTTAAAGCTCCATTTCAGCAATTCTGCAATGCAGCCTTTCAGTGTCTTTCCTTTCTTACGGACGCATCTGGCTACCTCTTCTTTCTCAATGCACTGCATTTTTATATATTCTACCCAGTCAACCATGATTTCCTTTGGCTGAAGGTCTGCACTCTCTACCTTCAGCTTTCCAAGTGCTGCGGTGCTAACCGTTGCCAGTTCTTCCATTTCGCCTGCTGCATAATCCTCTGCATCTTCCTTATCCAGTCCATTTTCTTCTGCCAGCACAATGAGGGATGCTACATCTCCCTCTTCTTTCAAGCCTGCTGCTACTTTGTTCAATTCTTCTGCTGATTCCAATTCGCCAAATTTTTCAAACATAATACTTACTTCCTCCTTCTGATTTTTCTCGGCACACAGAATATGTGCGATTTTTAAAAAAATAAAATTCAAATTATTCCGCTACATGATTTCGGCATATCTCCTTTCTCATACCATCATCTTTTAAAATTTCATCTAAGCAGGTATTCCAGCCAATCTTATACGATGGTGTAATTCCATCAGGCTGCGGATATCTTCCGCAAACTTTCATTTTCTCTGGAAGTTCCCGAAGTGGACACCAATCCGGCTTTGCTTCTTCACTATTTAATGAAAGCTCTTCACTTCCAGTTGCATAGCACTCATCATCGTCTGTGTTCCAGAATTTACACATGGTGCAATCATCTGGCATATCCATAAGAAATATTGCTTTAGACATCTACTTCACCTACCTTCCCATCCTGTCCGGAGAATTGCGCCATGCTCTTTCAGTTTCTAACTCTTCAATCTTTGTTCGAAGTTCTTTGTTTTTTACTTTCAGTTTTTTGTTTTCCGACAAAATCCTTTGCAATTCACAAGTATTTTTGTACTCACATTTTTCAGTAATCGAATACTCCGTACACATTTTGCATAATTCTGTACTTGTCACTCTACTCCACCTCCCTTCATAAGCTCTATTGCACGACTCATAATTTCATTCGGGTCATCATTTACCCTTCTGTTCCACTGTTCAATTGCTTCTTCTTCTGTTTCTCTCCATCTTTCTACCATTCCGCTGCAAACTGAACATTCTGCCAACCACTCATTTTTTGAATAATTCAACATCTGTGCTTTTGCTCCACAGAACGGGCATGGCTTAAGCTCTTCTTTTACTTCTGCCATCACTTTCTCCTTTCTCCGGAGCATGGTGTATATGTGTGGTCTTTTGTACCTCTTCCAAAAAACGCTCCGCATTCTGTGTTTATGCGGTTTCCATGCTCCGGCTGTGACAGATTTTCAAGTTACTTCGTGTATATGTAAGTTAATCTTGGAGGTCTAAACTTCTGCCGCCCGCTGGACGGTTGTTTTGCGGTTTATTTTAATGTTTCCTTTTGCAGTCTCGCTGACCATCATCTTGAGTTCACTAGTTACCTCAACAGTTACCTTTTCTGCAATTCCATCCACCACATAGCCTGCTGCCTGATGAAGCATCTGCATCCTTGCATCTGTAATCTCCGGTTTATTTCCTGGTCCGAAAAGCTCTTCTATTCTGCAATCTGCCTTTTCTTTCCGGTACAATCTTGATGTATAATTCTGTGCTTCATAACAATTGCACTGCTCTGTGGCCAGTTCGTTCAGTTCGTCCTCGTTGAATTCATCCAGTGCCTCTACGAGCTTTATCTGACCGCAAAATTTGCAGGCTCCATTTTTTTCTACAGCCCTGTCCTTGTTTTCTTTCACCAAATTTTTCAGCATCTTCATACTCCTTTCTTGTATACCAACTTCTCCCGGTTCCAATCCGGGTACAGCTCTTTCAGGTAACATTCTGCAAATTCAAGCATTTCAGTTCTTAATCCCTTGTTGCCATTGTCCAGCAACTGATGGTGACTCCTGCAGGCGGTGACTCCGTTCTGCTCCACTCCGAGTCCACCCTGGCTCCGGTTCACTACATGGGCGATATCCCGGATGTGCGCCCCGAAGTCCTTCTTTACAAGTGGCCATCTGCCACTGGCACAAAATATACAGGTGTCTCCGTCTCTGCTGATGATTCTTGCAATTGTGCCCTTATCAAAGGTGCACGCTTTTGTTCTTCTGCTCTTGCTCATAATGTTTCATTCTCCTGTCCTGCCAATTGGAATACTTAGTGTGCTCCGCATAGAAAATATTTATATTGTGTGGTGCAAGCAGCTCTGCCGCCCGCTGCCATAAAACACTGTGTTTCACCGGCTCTCCATTCTGCTTCCTGAAGTCTGCCGCTATCCAGTCATCCAAGAACCGGTTCACACCGGATTCCAGATATTTACTGTCTGTGAATATCTCAAGGTCAGACGCTCTTCTCATATGCTCCATGGCTTTTATCAGCCCAAGCAAGGCTATCTGATTGGCTGTGCCTGTGTCTTTCCCGGTCTCTTCCAGTGTCTTCTCTCCTTCACTGGTATCTGCTTCCAGGATGCCACAGTAACACCCTTCCGCTTTCCGGAGGCCATGGTATGAGGTTCTTAAGTAAATCCTTGCTTCCATCTTCAAATTCTCCTATCCAGTTTCTCCTCGGTATATCGCATATAGGAATACCCGGTATACCGGTTTGTGCCGCTCCGGATGCTCTCCGGGACGATATAATATCCCGGTGTCGGTTTCGGACCGTATAGCAGCAGTTTTCTCATTGTCCACCGCCGGTATCTCTTCCTCTCCGGTTTTGGCCGGATTAAATTCCGGCTGGTTGAATAGCTGTACTCCTCTTTGGTCAGCTTCCGGGGGAGACCTTTCTTCTTTCTCTCTTCCTCATCCGGCACCTTCGCCATATACTGGGCGAGCTGTTCAAATCCACCCTCTTCATAGAGGTTTGAGAAAAAGATTCTTCCATGTTGCCAGCATTCCTTGATTAAGACATCCGTATCTGCTCCTCTGATTCTGTTCAGGATCATGTGAATATGTATTCCGCCTCTGGATCCGATTTCAATTACTCTCATCCATTTCAGTTCTGTTCCGAGCTTCCGGTAACGTCTTGCCAACTTTCTCAATACGTTGTTGAGGTCTTCTTTTACTCCCTGCATATCCTTCCTCTCTCCCTTCCGGTATGTGAAGGTCAGCCAGAAGTCATTTTCCACGAAGTTCGCTTTTATCGTTCGCCGGATTCTGTTTTTCTTATTAATCTGATTCTGCAATTCTATCTGCCAGGGGGAAGGTCTCTCTCTTGCGGCTCTCTTCTCTCCCTTGGCTCCGTAATTTCCTTCCCACTTAAACTCATACTCAATCGAGCTGGGGAAACTGTAAATGTCAACACAATATGCCATAGCCTTTGTCCTTATCTTTAATATTCCTAATCGAGTTGCGAAACAGGTCTGAAATGCCCTGTTTCCTTGCATTTTTGCGGCTTTTATGGTATATTGTTTATGCGGGAAGTTTGCAATTCGCCAAATTACTTACAGCCCACTTGAGGACGTGCGCCACACGTTCTCTTTTTTTATCTATCCTGCAGCATCCACCACCTGAATGTAGACATAATCTCCGTACATTTTTACCCATTCGTAACAACCCTCCAGTGTGTCTCTGTATACATCAATGCTTGTCCCGTTCCGGATAGTCTCTCCCCTTCCGTCTCCGTCCAGGTCGATTCCATCACCGGTGTCGGTGAAATCGAAATATCCGATAAAGTCACCGATTCCGCCATCTTCTGCCACAGCGTACATGATGATTGCTTTTCCCAGCCATTCTTCCTTACCGGCTACGGACAATCCCTCTACCGGCCAGCTACCATTCCGGCACTGGTTGCCAGTCCATGTGTAGCAGGTGCACCGGATGAGGAACGGTTCACCGAGCGGATTCTCCTGCTCCTGCGGTTGCACCGGTGCAACTTCCATCTCTCCGACTGCGTTCATGGTCTTTTCGGTGAAGCTATTCACTTCTCCAGATACTTCCTGTGGTGATGTCATCCACATGGTGAAAAGGAAAACTGCCACCGCTATTGCCATTAATGTGATTACTCTGATTCTGTAGCGCATTTTTTTCTCCTTATCTCCTCACTCATTTCCTGCACTGCTCCAATTGCTTCCCGCAATGCCGACTCCATCAGGTGGTCATCACTGACATCCTGCTTTTTAATCTCTGCTACTGGCATTCCGGATATAATCATGTACCAGACGCATTCATCCCGATACTGGCTTATCAGTTCATCTAGTCTGTCCGTAATCTCCTTGTCCGTAATTTCCTTTTTCTTCTTCTCTCTCCATTTTCCGAAAAACATATCTTTTTCTTCTCCTTTCTCTTTCTCGCTTCTGGAAGCCCGAGCCAAATATGAATGTCTCCATCGATACTATCTCTCCGGTCTTTCTGCGGTGCCTGCTGCCATACCAGTACATTCCAGTGGAATCTCTGTAGTAATCCGTGATTCTTCCAGCTTTTTCCGTAGAACCTATGTACTCTATCCGGCGATTCTCCGCTTCCCAGCTTTCCATATTCTCAATGCTGTATGCCAGGCTATATGCTTTCTTCAGTTCTTCTTTGTCTATTTCAAAGAAGTCTTTCATCTCTTATTCCCACCCAGCATTTTCATATTCTTTTTATAGGCATCCAGTGCATCCCGGTAAATATAATATGTTGTCCTCTTGCAGCCCTCTCTTAATACTGCATATCCAATTGGAAGTCTTTCTTTTCTCATCAAATACTTTACTGTCTCATGGTCCATGTTCAGCTCTTCCGCTGCCTGTTTTACAGTTACACGTTCCAGCTTTTCATATTCCTTTTTTTCGCTTTCCATTTTGTCCTCCTATCGTCTCCGGTGCCTGTTTCTGAATTTTTCATATTCTCGTACATCAATCATCCATTTACCGCCGCCTGATGTTTTCCATGCGAATTTCTGCCCCGGAACATGAACATCATTTTTCATATCCCTTACAGAAAATCCCATGGATCCAAGCTCTGTAATGCTCATCACTGGTTTCTGATACTCCATATTTTTCTCCTTATGCTACTGGCAATTCTTTCTTTTTCTCTTCCCTTCTCTTCTCTGCTGTCTGTTCTGCTTTTCCTAATATGTAGCCCTTGTCAAAATCCGATAATGTAGGCAAAACTTCCACCAGGCGTTCCATTACATTTTTTTCTTTTTCACTCATACTCTCACTTCCTCTCTGTTTCCTTGTAAACACACATTAGCACACTTGTAAACTGTTGTCAATACTTTTTTGTTGACTTGGCAACATAATATGTTATAATCATTTTGTTAGGAGGTGGCGAATATGAATAGTCGTGTGCGTGAATTACGCGAAAATCTTGGCAAAAGTCAGGAAGATTTTGCCAAAAGCCTTGATTTATCTCGGAACTTTATCAATCAAGTGGAAAATGGGAAAAAAAATCTCTCTTCCCGTTCCATCAAGGCTTTATGTACTTCATATGATGTGAATGAAGAATGGCTTATTAATGGCACAGGCGAAATGTTTATTGAGAAAACAAGTGATGAACAGATTGCAGAAATGCTTGCAGACATCCAGCTTTCCGGTGAAGATTCTTTTAAGCACCGGTTAGCTTCAGCACTGGCAGCTTTCACAGAAGATGATTGGAATGACCTAGAACGGCTGCTTAACAAATTGTCTGGGAACTAAAAAAAGAACCAAGGGTAATGCGCAAGCCCTTGGTTCTTTTTTTAGTTGACTATTTTTCTAACATATGAATATATGCATTTTATAACTTTTATTTTATCACATTTTTTTACAAGTCTTATGATTTCCTTTTTTATCAGGTCCTTTTCCATAACTCAAGCCCCCTTTCTGCCATGAGTTTACCACTGCTTCTCCCCACAGAAAAGTGTTTCGCTTAAGAATTCCGAATATCCGGAGGAATTCTTAACATTTGGCCTATTTTTTCTATCTTTCGCACAATTCTATTCTGTATACAAATCTCTAATCCTTACCCCCATTGCTTTTGCTATTTTTTCTAAAGCTCTCAGTGTTGGTGATGTTCTTCCGCTCTCATAGTCATACAGGGTGCTTTCTCCTATCCCCGTCAGTTCTGCCAACTCTGGCATTGTGATATGTTTCTCCCTTCTGATTTGCCAGATTAGTATTTCCATGTAAATATTCTATCATTGTGCCTGCTGCACATCCACTGGTAATGTATTCCATTTCATTTTATCTTGACCTTTCTTATTTTATTTTCTATAATTTCCTTAATATTATTTTTATACGAGGTATTGGGTTATGAAAAAAAGAGTCTTTCTTTTTACATTTTTAGTTTTTATTTCTATCTTTTCACTAAATGCTTTTGCTCATCCAGGAAGGACAGATTCTTCTGGAGGTCACTACAACCGCTCTACCGGCGAGTATCATTATCATCATGGCTACCCTGCGCACCAGCACCCTGATGGTGTTTGTCCTTACGATGATTCTGAATCAGATAGTAATGATGAATCAGTGGCTGTCGCTACATCTGATTCCTATTTTCGTTATTGGCTTTTTGGAGGTCTTTTCTATATATTTCTTTTTGTGGCAATATATATTTACAATAAAATACACCCCCTCAATGAAGGAGATTCTTATTTTTCAAAATTTGTGTGGGTTATTTTTCTTATTGCCTATGTTGTTTTAATTGTATCCTTGTTTTTTTCGGTTGATTTGCAATTATTTATTGAAGCACTCGTTCGCATTGACATCTGTGCATTATTCCTTTTGCTCATTCTTCCACTATTGAAATTAATTCCTTTTTTTGATAATGAAACCTTTGTGAATCTTGTAGAAAAACTTTTCTTCATATTCCTAATTATGTTCTTTGTTTTACTATTGCCGTTTCTTTGTGTGATGTTTATCAATAGATAACTTTTTTCAATTTTGGAGGTGTTAATCATGAAATTACCTAATGGCTATGGCGGAATTGTTAAGCTCTCTGGCAAGCGGCGTAAACCCTATGCTGTTCGTGTCTCTTATCTTGAAGAACAACCGGATGGAACTATAAAGCGCAAAAGAAAATATCTGGAATTTTTCACTAAACGAGACAGTGCACTTGCTTATCTCGCAGAATATAACAATGGTTCTGTTGTTTCTGAGCATCAAAAATATACTGATGTTCCAACCTTTGCAGAAATGTATGAGAAATGGAAAAAATATCGTTGCTCATTAAAAAATAAGCCAGGAGCTGCTACCTGGAAAAATTATGATATTGCTTTTTCAATGTACGCTCCAGTTCATTCCAAAAAAATTATATCTATTCGGGCGCAAGACCTCCAGGACTGCATTACTGCTCACAACAGTAAATCCCGCTCTACAATAGGAAATATGCGTGCTATCGTTCGTGGTATGTGGAATTACGCAATTGCCAATGAATATACTGAAAACGACATTACCCAACGACTTGTTTTTGAATATACGGATCCGGACACTCCTGTTCATACAAGATTTACTGACGCAGAGATTACTCTTCTTTGGAATTCCTTAGGAGTCATTAACAATGTAGATATTATTTTAATTTATATTTATACTGGGCTCAGACCAGCAGAATTATTAGAAATCAAATCTGAAGATGTGCATCTTGAAGAGAGATATATGGTTGGCGGTATGAAAACAGAAGCCGGTCGCAATCGTATTATCCCTATACATGAAGCTATTGTTCCTTTAGTGGAACGTCGCCTTGAACAGAAGCGCCCATACCTCATCACAAATAAATACGGTAATATGTATACTCGTGCTGTTTATACAGTAAGTAACTGGCTCACCGTCATGAATAAGCTCAACCTCAACCATGCCCCGCATGATTGTAGATATACCTTTGCGTCCCTGGCGGATAATGCCTGTATGAATGAAGCTGCAAAGAAAATTATCATGGGGCATTCTATTTCCAACAAATCCGGAACCGCATTTAAAATTGGCGGCTCTGGTGATGTAACACAGAACGTATATACCGAAAAAACAATTCCAGAATTGGTAAAAGAAGTTAATAAATTACCTGTAAATTTTGTGTAACCCACTTGTAACCCACTCGTAACCCACTTGTAACCCTCGACCTTGTTTTATCCCCCTTTTTCTCCCTCTATGAGAATATTCTGACAATTAAAAAAGCCCCGAAACGTGAGGTTTCGGGGACTTCTTTTCTAATATTAGCAAACGCCCTGAGCGAGCATAGCCTCAGCTACTTTTTCGAAGCCTGCGATGTTAGCTCCTGCCACATAGTTACCTTCCATGTTGTAACGTTTTGCAGCATCATCAATGTTATGATAGATATTTACCATAATCTGTTTTAACTTAGCATCTACTTCTTCGAATGTCCAGCTTAAACGCTCTGAGTTCTGGCTCATCTCTAATGCAGAAGTTGCAACTCCACCTGCGTTAGAAGCTTTACCACAGATGAACCATACTCCGTTATCCTGTAAGTATTTGGTTGCATCTAAGGTTGTAGGCATGTTAGCACCTTCAC